CGTTTTGCAACAAGTCTATCAAGAGTATAGTAGATATTTGGTGCATTGACTCGAATTGAATCAATGTCTTCCATATCCGCACCACCGGTCGCATTTGTCCTAAAATAAAATTCTACACGACTTGTTACGTCGTTTCCATTACTATCGTAAACTTTATCGGAAATCTGAATCTTTTTATCCTTCAATCCAACTTTATTACCATCAGATCCTTTAGTTGCTAAGTACTGTACATAAATATTCTCGTGTGAAGTCTGCGGCCCCTGTGCTGAAGTCTGCGCGCCCAGTTGAGCAAAACGACCATCACCAAAAAGAACTTCAACTCCTTCCGAAATATCTGTCCTTATTACACAAACCTTCTTAATTTCACCAGCAGCCGCAGCATCAATTACTTCCCAATCAATCAAAGACCTTCTATTGACATCATAATTTGTTTCATCGCTTTTCGTATTCCCAACCCAAACCTTTGTTAAAGGAGTATCAAAATCTTCATCCCCATATTTGTTACTAAATTCTTCATCGTCAATTTTATAAATCTGGAAACTTGAACCAATCTGTGGGTTTGTGTTTCCTTCAATAACCTTTTCTTTTAATTCCCCTTGAATAATATTCATATTTTCGCTTTCATAATCAGTCAAAATAAAACTTGTTTCGGCATCGTCTGAGATTAATGTCGTTCGATAGTCTTCAAAATCTAAAGTAATTGACTTCGTAAGAATATATTGGTCGCTTCCATATGAGAAAACAGATTGAGCCGGAACTTGAATTGTAGACTGACTATTTAAGTTTAAATCACTCCAATCACCTTTCAGTTTTATTTTAATACTAGCTTGAGCCGGAATAGGTCTTTGAACAACATATCCCAATGAACGAGCCAATAATATAACCGAACTTCGAAGCTTAGCAGTATCAAAGAAACTTTCTTCCGCTCGTCTTTCAAGATAATAGTTTACAATATCGACAGTACCGGCAAAAATTTCAACCATAGTCTGGGCTATTGCGGACTCTCTAAAATTATCAAAACGCGAATCCGCTTGAAGCTTATCATTTATTTGACTCATTATTTCGTCAAAAGTTAACCCAGAATATTGTAAAAAATTACTAGCCATCTATATTCCCCTTATGAATTACTAAATATTTGTTTCTTAAACTCACTTTGTATATTCATTCGTTTAATAGTATATGGAATAATTAAAACAAATTTATGACGATCAACATCTGCTATAATCCTCATTCCCCCCTCATGAACAATAATTCTATCTTCCCATTTTTTAAGAGAATTTGCTATTTCATTTAAAAGTGATTCAGCATTTCTTGAATTCAAATTTTCAAAAATTCTTGAATATAAACCAAAACCAAACGAAGGAATAAATAACCTTTCACCAAAGTTTGTTGCAAGTATCATTTCAATACTTTGGTTAATAACATCAGCATCCCAAATCTCACCTTGGTCGATTGGGTCTTTATCAAGATCATAAGCCCACTTATCAGCAGCTTTTTTGGTCATTATACTTCTTCATCCATTAGTGGAAACATTGCTGAAAGTTCTGAAGGTTTAAGCGTAAGAGGAAGATAAGCTTTCTGAATCTCATAAAATTCTACTTCTTCTTCCTTAGACATAAATTCGTCTATTCCATCTATAAAATCTTCTCGCTTTTTAAGAACCTCATCATATTCATCTTTAAGTTTAGCCAAAGCAACATCATACCCATTTCGATTTTCAGTAACCAAATACTCTCCCCTAAAAATCTTTGGGTCTCCTTTTTCGTCCCTATCCGCATATTCCTTGTTTAAATCTAAACGCTTTTGATTGTAATCTTTAAATTCTTTAGACGGCTCAAGAGCTTTTCGAATTGCTTTAGCCAGACTAGCAAACTTATCTTCGTTTCTAGAAACCGCATACGCAAACTTTTGCCAATTTTTTCTAGATTCTTTCTCGTTTTCATACATCTTTTCATCAAATTCTAAATCCCCAAGAACTTTCAATGTTTCAGCAATCTTAAGGATTTTTTCATTGGTAAGTGTTGTAGTTTCCATAACAAACCTCCAAAAGTTAAAAATGAACACTTCACTTATAGTTATTTATATTTATACAATATCCTTCATTACGCCGCCTCTAGTTGGGCGACTCGTTCGCGCAGTTTACGGACCTCGTTGTGTAGCGCTGAGACGTATCGGCGATAATTGAACGACCGCACCTCACCATCGTCTGCATAGTACACCAACTCGCTCAGCCCCAGCGCGTCGGCCTCTTCGGCCACAAAGCCTATTTCGCGCCGGTCGGACAGCTCGTCGGTGATGGTCGTCTTGATCTCGTATTTCTGCGTTGTGTCGCCGTTCGGGTACACGCGCTCCTTGACCACCTTTTTTGCCTGGTACGTGACAGGCCGCAGCGACCATATCTGCTCTGACCACACATCTTCCATGTCAGCAATGTTGCCTTTGAAGCGGGCGCTACTGCTGTCGATGGCGATCTGGTTGCCACCGATATGCACCACGTCGCCGCTGCTGCTGCCACTATTCGCGACGATTGATGGTGCGTAGAAGTCACCCGCCGAGCTGAGCGCGATGCTCGTGCTTGCCTCATCATTGTAGAGGAAGTACAGATAGTTGTCACTGCTGCGGCTGCGGATCGTGAACTTGTCGGCGTTATCGTTACCCTGGTTGGCCCACAACTTGATCTGTGAGTCGTCGTCGGCGCCCGCCTCGAATACGACCGTACTCGTGTTTTCGTTCTCGAAGTACGCCGTATAGCTTACACCCGCCCTCGCATCGACATACAACCCGTATGAGGTGCCTGTTACCGTCCCGTCGCAATCAGCCTGGATGTAGGCCCCGTATGCGTTGCCGCTTATGGTGTTGGCGGCCTCTTGATCAAGAAAAATAGCGGCCCCTCTGGCGTGCGAGTCTACCGTACCTCCATCAAGGTCCGATTTTGCATAGATTCCGTATATTTCGTCGCCAACAGTACCCGAGGTTAGCTTGCCCTGGGCTCTTACGCCGTACAGATACCCGATCTCGCTGTCGCCATCGTCCATCTCAAAAAGGAAATCGCCAGCGTAAAAATTGTCGGAATCGTCAGTCGCGCCCGCCGTCTTTGTGGCACGAGCCTCCACGAGTACGCGGCCTGCGGTCACGTCCATAGTAGTGTCAACCACGTACAGCAGGTAGCTTCCACTCGGTGCCTCGGAGCCAATCGCCACATGCCCATCATCGGCGGGATTGTCGCCCGTGAAGTACGCCGCCTCTGTCGCCGAGCCGCTGTCAACGTGGAGTGCGTATGAAGGGGCCGTGCCTATGCCTAGATGCCCGCTTGTGTCTACCAATATAGAATTCGTTCCTGTAACATCGTTGTCGAATCCAAAAGCGGCGAGGGAATCTTTGGCGACCCAATAGGTTGTCGTATCATTGTCAATGACAGATACATAAGCCTTATCATCTGTCGAGGCGAAACGGGCGATATACTCACTAGCAGTAGATATATCTAGTGAGTATGATGGAGCTAATCCTATTCCTACATTGAAATAGAATCTAGCATCGCCGTTCTCAACTATTGTAAATTCTGTAGTTTCATCAACTCCTGATTGGCCCACTACATTGAGAAAACCAGCCGAGCCATCTATGTCATGTGAAAGTTTTAATGCACCTGTGCCGCCTGAACCAAAAGCAACCACTTTAGCTCCGGTAAGTATTGTTGATCCCCCACAGAGTGCAATATAATTAGAATCACCTACAGGACTAATAGTACTACTGTCTGCAATTGTATAGGAATTTGCATGTATATTAAGTGAAGCAGTGACATTGCCTGATGCATCAATGGAAATTCCTTCGCTGTCGCCATCGTTACTGATGTAATTTGCTCCTATGGCGAGATTTCCATAATAAGTACAAACCTTCGAATTATTCAATGTCATGGCAAGTGATGTTGCACCTGCACCGTTGTCAGTATAGAACTCAATTAATGCTGCGGCGATAGCCCCTGTTGATAAGCGCAATTCTCCAGGATCAGCAGCATGTTCGTTTCCGTATCCAACAACAAAAGCTCCTCTACTTGAACTGACATCACCACCACCACACATACCTACATATGCTGTATCAGATCCATCACTAGTTCCTGCAAAAATCTCACCGCTGCTGGTAAATGTTATATCTCCACCTCCAACATCAAGATCTCCTGCAAGAGTCAACCAAGTTGAGGAGAATGTTGCGGATAAACTGCCTCCACATGTGATTCCATATTGACCTGCCCCCACTTGGTAGGTTCCTGTGGTTGTGTCACCATTAAATGAAATTGATGGTGCACCAACAGCACCTACCGCAGAAACTAATGTTCCTCCAGTACTAGATGAACCACTAAGCCATGATGCACCACCGTGGGTATAAAACCTTAAGACACCCCCATGGTCAATTACCTCTGTTCCTGTACCAGCAAGTGTGAGAAATATTATCGGAAGATTTCCTGCCGCAGCTCCTATTCTAATAGAAGAGTTTGCTGCGGGAACCATAGGGCCACCAGTAGCAGTCACCGTATTAAATTGAACATCACTTGTTGTGGTTAGTCCTTGATCGAGTGCACCTAGATATCCCCATTGAGTTGTGCTTATTGTTGTAGCATTTATGTTTTGAAGTTGCTGAATCTCAGCATCAGTTAGGGATTTTAGTTCTGTTGACAACGAAAGGTCCGATAATATCTCATCGCCTGTGCGGTATTTTAATTCACCTCCGTTTGATACTATGAAAGCATCATAATCTGCAACTCCTGCTACCATTCCTGAGATAGTGAAAGTATCGGAGACAGTAACATTTCCATCTGCGTCTATCGAAATTCCTTCGCTGTCACCATCATTACTGATATAGTTTGCTCCTATGGCTATATCTGTAGAGAATGTAACTACTGATCCATAATCAGCAATAGAAGAATCACCTATTACCCCACTTGGCCCATTTGTCCACTTAGTAATGTAGTTGGTGGTTCCTGAACCTGTTGTTCCACCAGCGTCAAAGACCAATTCTGCAGGTGTACGATATTTTACAATACCTGAGTCCGATATTAGAACTTCACTTGCAGATGTTGCTAGGTGGGGGATGCTATTTAGCTTTAACGAGGCTGTACCATCAGGGTCGGTTCCAATTCCTAATGTTTGTTCAATTTTGATTTGTTGATTTGACCCGTTAATTGTCATTGCTAGAATACTTTCAGTACCAAAATACAAATACTGATTTGCACTTCTAGTTCCTATACCCATTCCATCAGTAGTATCATAACTAAATAGAAAATCATTATCGGCAAGGTTAACCCCGAATACAGATCCTGCGTAGGTACTGCCAAATGCGCTTATTTCTATTTGAGAACCACCATGTGCGAGAGCCCTAAATTGAGCAGCAGAGGCAGTATCAGCACTTTGCATGTCAGCTACAGCATCACTTGATGCACTGTATCCGTAAAGAAGTTGTCCTGCACCTGCACCACCAATATCAACTGTCCCAAATTGAACATCGGCAGATGTATCAATATCTTGTGGTGTACCTAATGTTACTGTTCCGTCACCATCATCACTTACTGTAATCTGATTAGCAGTTCCACCTACCCAACTAGTTAAATCTGAGACGCTAATTAGGATTTTGTCACCATCAGTTGCAACAAGGCGATTTGCTGTTAAACCATCTAGTGCAAGACCTGAAAATGTCGGACTATCTCCTGATGCAACAGATTGATCAAGTGCACCTAGATATCCCCACTGGGTAGAACTGATAGTGGAGACACCAATGTTTTGAAGTTGCTGAATTTCAGCATCAGTTAGGGATTTTAATTCTGCTGATAATGATAAATCAGATAATATCTCATCTCCGGTGCGGTATTTTAATTCTCCCCCGTCTGATACTATGAAAGCATCATAATCTGCAACTCCTGCTACCATTCCTGAAATAGTGAAAGTACCGGAAACAGTGACGTTGCCTGATGCATCAATGGAAATACCTTCGCTGTCACCATCATTACTGATGTAATTTGCGCCAATTGCGAGGTTGCCTGTCAATGTTAGACCAGCGAACTGCGGCATTGCTGTTGTCTGTAAATCTTGTGGTGTATTAATCTTTAATGAACTGGCTGCATAAGTAAATCCCATGCCATAATCAGAAGATAATACCATTTCCTCAACAGAACCAGATCCAGCCGTTCCTCTGCCAAGCATTCTTGAAGTTGACATTGAATCAACTAGCCCACCACCATCTGTAATAACTTGGGCCGGCGTACGTGATTTAATAACATTAGAATCGGATACCAAAACATAGGAAGCCGTTGATCCTAAAGCGGGAATAGAGTTAAGCTTTAGTGAAGCGGTACCATCAGCAGTCGTTCCCAACCCAAGCCTAGCAAACCGAACTACGCTTGAAGTTGCTATATCCTGTGGCCCGCTTAATGTTATAGTTCCATCACCATCATCTGATACCGTAACTCGATTAGAAGTTCCGGCAATCCAGTTAGCTAAATTAGAAACACTTACATGTTGTTTAGATCCATCGCTCGCCATAAGACGAGAAGTAGTTAAAGAAGAATCAGTTAATCCTGCAAATTCTGGTGAAGCCGTTGTTTGAAGATCCTGCGGTGTATCAATAATTAATGAATTAGTCGCATACGTAAATCCCACACCGTAATTAGAAGATAACGTCATTTCCTCAACAGAACCCGTACCAGCCGTTCCTCTACCAAGCATCGTTTCGGTACTTATATCATCTGGAAAACCACCACCATCTGACACAATTTGAGCAGGCGTTCTATATTTAATAATACCCGAATCAGATACCAATACCTCAGTAGAAGACGTACCAAGAGCAGGAATTGAATTTAAATTAAGCGATGCTGTACCATCAGCTGCGGTTCCTAATCCCAATCTTTCAAATTGGGGATCAGCCGCCGCCCGTAAATCCTGTGGAGTATTAATTTTTAAAGAACCATTAGAATACGTAAAAGTTATTCCATAATCACTATTTAACGTAATTTCTTCAACAGCACCGACACCACCGCTTCCACGACCCAATAATCTTTTGGTATTAATATCTTCCAAATGACTTAATGGAATATCTGTTCTTATTGTAGCCGAAGTTCCACTAGTCACAGCACTCGTAGCACTAAAGCTAGCACTAATACCAAAAACTAAATAATCAATTTCGGCTTTAGTATAATATCTTGGATCATGAGTATGATATGCTGAAAGTTCTGATAATGGTTGATTAACCCACACAGCCGGCGTTGCGCTAAAGAAAAGATAATCTTGGTTTTGAGGACTTGTAACAATTACATCTTTAACATCGTGAATTTCCCACACATAATTTCTTTGATACTCAATTTCCTCCATCATGGCTTTTGAGAAAACTTCCATGTTCGTATATGCCGATACATCACCATTAGCTTCAAAATCACCAACAGTCGAGAATCCCACAGTATTAGTACGGCCAGGGTATGTTAAGTTTCTAAGAGCTGATGTGGCTACAATCAAATCACCTTCATCACCAGAAGTGCGCCCAGTTGCTGAACTAACAAGCTCCGGATAAAACGGAAAAATCCTTTTTGTTCCACCGCTTACAACAGGAACACCAGAAACAACAGTAACTTCGGGAACACTAACATCTGTATAGACCTCCTGAAGTCTAACTATAATGTTCTGATACATTTCTTCATTGTTAATAGCCATATATTATGTTCCCGGTACATCCATATTCAATAAGTTTTCTTTAAGACTAATAACTGTTTCCTTGGCCGCGCTCATTAAAGTTGTTTGTAACATTACCACAACATCTTGAGCCACTTCAGTCGCCATAGACGGATTCAACGGAATAGCCGCCGCTTTTGATGCAGTTTTAATAGCAGGCATCGCAGCTAATATAACTTCATAAACACTTACAAGACTTGTATATAAAGTCAAGGCCGTTGTTACTGCTGTTATGGAAGACTGTAAAGATGAGTTACGTTTAATTACTGGTAAACTTAAAGCTCTTCTTAAAGCTTCACTTAATTCCGTCAATGACATTGATTTTGACTTATAATCAATTTCTAAAAGTTCTCCCAATGTTGCCATATCATGCCCTCAAATTTTCTTGGCCAGTCAATATGTGGCCATTTTGTGTAACAATTGGTCCTGATGTTGGAGAAGTAACCACATAACCTCCAGTATCACCTAACAAAACTTCATCGGTTCCATCAATTCTAACCTTAGTTGCTCCATGTACAACAGCCTCACCATCAGCTTCTAAAATAATTTGGGCTCCTGTTCTTGAAACAATTTTATATCTTCCAGTTCTTCTATTTAGCGTAATAAAATCTCCATCGTCTGTTTCCAAAATAACCATATTATCCGGATAATCAATATTCTTTTGAGAAGGCTGACTAGTCGAAACAACAGCCTTTGTAGTATAGTGTGGTAAATAAATGTCTCCGTTGTCAAAATAAACTTTAACTACTGCACCAATTGGTGGAACAACAAACGATCCTACTTTACTTCCTACAAAACCAAAATCTGGTAAGGCCCACGGCAAAGTCTCTTTTGGTATTTCTCCAAAAACACCAAAAACTCTTATTCGACATTTTCCCTCTCTATCTGGATCTTTATTATCTTCAACAATACCAGTATACCAAGTGTCCTTAAACTCTGGATCTCTATCATCAAAAAAATCCTTTTGAACTTCAGCCGGCGATTTTCCTAATTCGCGTCTTATATGATAGTTATTCATAACACCTCGACCTTATAGTTTTCAACATCCGGGCTCTTATTCATTCCGTTCCTACCAAGAGCAATCTTTTTCTTATATATACCACCATTAGTTACTTCGTGTTGAATTCCAGCAACCAAATAGAAACCAGACATAGCTTCATTTGATTCTGCTTCAACTTGTAAAGACGGAATATCCACATCTATTGTATCCATTAATTTAACTTGACTTAAAGAATTAGCTTCTAATACTAACGAATTTGCAAAAAAGTTATCTGTTAAAAACTTATTTCTTGCTCCCGATTCTAAATATTCTGGACCATATACATTTGAATCAATATAATCTACGGTATTCCAATTATAATTAACAACGTCATCAATCATATCTTTATTTCTAAACGAAAGCTCAGAAATTTTAGGAATTGTTGAAAATGTCTTAAAAGTATTTTTAGCATCTAAATTATAATAATTATATCCAAAACCATAACCAACTTTCTTATTGAAATATCCTGAATAATTAACAATACTATATGAAGCAAACCAAATCGTATCATCTAAATCATCTTCATCTTTAACATTCAACTCATAATTTTCAATACTGTATTTTGACCTTCGAATTTCTTTCTTTTTGATTTCGGAAACAAGAGAAGTCAATACAAATTCTTTAGAAGTATTCGCATAAAAGAAAGCTACATCATTCGGAATATATACTCTTTGAAGAACATGGTTAATAAAATCATAATTACTTTGTCCAGCTTGAATCCAATTCATATTATCAGATGTAACAATCTTATGTGGATTAGAAAATTTTAAATTTGACTCTGAAGCAATTTGCTCAAATACTGCCACTGAATTTCTTTTAGAAAAACTTCTAGACCTTACCAAAAAAATATCATCAGTTTTTAAATGGCCAGTAATTGTAATTAAACTAACTCTATTATCTCCTTGAACCGAAAACGCATAATCATCCATTGAAAATGTTAATTCAACTGGATTTTCATCGTCTTCGTGTTTAGCTAAAACAATATTAATATCTTCCCCATCTTCCAATGGAAATACTTCTGTTAAATATCCCTCATCAACAAATTGAATTTCTATTGTCGGAAGTATATTAAAAACCCACTCTTTAATAATTAAGGACATAATATTAATCGAATTATATTCTGCGTCCTTAATCGTGAGTCTAAGATAAAATTGTTGTCCCGGTGGCTGACCTATTTCAGACATTTCAATTTTCCTTTAGCTAATACGTTTTTTACGAACTTCAGCATACCAATCTTCAATATCTCTTATGCTTGGAACCTGAATAACTGAATTAATTTCTAAATCATTCCAAAAATCTTGAATCTCTGGATTGGCCTTTGCTAAAATCCACCAATAATTTTGTTTACCATAAAGCTTTATTGAAAGCAAATCTGGCCTCTGTACATAACTTCGCCCGACTGTAAAAAAGGTCATAGGTCTTTTAATTTTAAACAAGTCCCAACTATTATCCACAAGGTCTTGTTCTAAAACACCGTCTACAGTAACTTCTTCGGTAAAATTCGTTCTTCTATATTTGTTATTAGCCATTATACAAATTTCGCCTCTTGAAATCTATCGTTTCGTTCATAAAGATTATTTAATCCAACATCACTTAGCTTTGTAAGAATCTTTCTTGTTGAAAGACTTAAATTAAAATTAGCATATAAAGGACCTTTTTTTGTCATTTCTTTTGAAAACTTAAAGTTAATATCAGTCAATACCATGTCCTCATTATCAAAATATTCACCAATCTGAACTCTAAGAGGAACCGGTGATGCTCTTAAACTAATTATATCATCAGAATCTTCTAATACCGACTGACCGAGCCGAGATCCAGCCTGACCAACTGTTGATTTAGAAACATCTGTTACAGCACCTCCTGTTGCGTTATCAACTGCATCAACTGAAGCCTTTCCTAAATTCTTAATTCCTTCAACAGCTTCCTTAGCATAATATTGAGTACTTTCAATCATATTTAAAACATCAAATTGCTTTTTAGTATACAAATAATCTTTTATTGATTCTAATGCCGCGTCTCCCATATCAATAAGATTACCAATATAAACTGGTAAAGAATAATAAGCTAAAAGTTGGGCACATAAAAGTGGTTGTCCTTCACCATCCCAATCGACAACCATTATTGGTATATTAATCGTCATATAATTACTTCTCTGATAATGAAGCTTTGAAGCATAGGCTTCACCAACCGAAGCCAAATCACTCGCATTCAAAAGAGCATTTGCTTTTTGTCCAAGTGCAGCCACTGCTGCTGTTGATCCTGGCAACAAAGCAGATGCCATTCCACCATATGTTCTCCATTCCGATTTAATATCAAAATTAAATCCGCCTTCTTCGGTATTCATAACACCCACAATTTCTGGATCTTCAATATCTCCTATACGCGGACGAACTGGATTGATTCTTACTACAGCATATCCATTACCACCAGATGATCCATCTATAGCTGATTTATAAGAGTTTTTATTAAAAACCGATTTATCAAAAGATCCTGCTAAAAAGCTCATATTATCCTCTCATATTCGAATTTATTGATATTTGGTTTGGTGAAGCTATTGGCAATGAATCTTTAAACGATGCTCCCATTGCTCTTGCCAGAGACTTAATCGTTGATTCTGAAAGATTGATTTCGCTTTTTTTATCAAATTGAACTTCTTTAGGAATACTTTCCGCAGGTATATTTGTACCCCCACCACCACTTTCAGTATTCAATACGTCCTTTCTAAATTCATAGTTATTTGTATTTCTCTTTCCATATCCTTGGCCCGGATAAGGCTCAACGTGCCAAGTTTCTGGTTTTCCTTGCTTATTCTTAAAACCGATTAAAGGTCGGTGAAATCCATAAGATTCCATCAAACCAAGCTTCTCTAATTCATTTGCATTTGTAGATTGTATATCAAGAGCCTCACCAATACTATGAAGACTATCACTATCGGCAGGACGGTATGCGCTATTGATTTGAATTCTTCGGCCAGTCTTATCATAATATTCCACGGCCATATCTTCAAAAGCTGACCAGATTTTTGGATGAACCCCACCTACATCAACTTTATCATTCAGAGTATACCACCCATATCCAGTTTGACCTTCAATTCCCTCAGTGCCTCTATATTCAGCATCTTCTTCGTTTGAAACCATTCTTAAAGGTTGTGGTTTAAAAGTTCCCGGAACTACCTGTGTACCGGCAAATGGTCTTTGCATTCCGCGTACATTTTCGCCGAAAATAAGATCATCCATAATATCGTTTTGCATTGATGCAGAACGAATCGTTTTTTGTGTGTATGCTAATCTATCGACCCCACCAGTGTTTTGTATAATATTAAACATCCTTTTTCGATATCTTTCAGCTTCTTCTTGCATAATTTCAAATTTATCAAGACCTTTGTATTTTTGTTTAAGATCATCAGTAATATTTTGGAAGAATCCTTCTGATTCTAATATACTTCTAGCAGCATCAGTCCCAGTTCCTAAGAGTTGAGATTTTCGCATAACATCTGACAATTCATCTGCCAATTCTTTTGGAAGACCGTACTTTTGAGCTAAAGATTGTCCAGTTTCAAATTGTTCTTTGCCAGCCTTTACATTTCTATCCTTATCATCTGCCTGTTCATCCAATGCGCTTTTTATAGTAAGACCAAGAGCAGTCAATGCTCCGGCAGTAAACATGATTGGAAGTCCAACAGCAGGATTGGATAGAAGGGCGGCAACTCCCATTACCCCAAAAGCTCCAGCCAAAACTTTAGGATTTTTTACAGCCCATTTAGCGGCGCTAGTCAATCCTTTTCCTAATCCGTCCAAAATACCCATACCCATATCGATCACTCTTTCTTGACCGCCCTCATTCCACCATTTTGTAAAAGCATCCCACATTGGATCTAATACGTAATTCTTAACCAATCCTCCAATTTTTTTAGCATGTTCTCGAATACCTCTAATAAACTTATCTTGACCAAAAAGAAGATATCCTAAAATTCCACCAACAACCCCAAGACCAAGAAGTCCTTTACCCATAGGAAACAAGGAAGAAAACATATCCCCAAGACCAGATAATCCACTCCCAAACATTCCCAACAATGAACCAAAAATACCTTTTCCTTTTTTGGCCAATGGTGTTCTTTCCGATTCCATATTAAACTTAAGCAATTGATTCATAGTCTCATAAGTTTTCTTTTCATAATCAATTTGTTGTGTAAACCGATCTTTCTTTTGTAGGGAAACAAAGCTTTTTATATTTTGATTTAAATCACCAATATGTCTTGAAATCGTATTCAAGACTTTAATATTATCTGTTGAAAAAGAACTCATTGTTTTATTAAGCACACTAGTTGTATCGTCTTTACGTTGCGAAAACAAATCATTCTTTGTTTGTCTCTGGGAAACAAAATCTGTCCCTTTTTCGACTGTATTATCGGCCACGATCTTGTCCTCCAAGAACATCTGTTATTGATAAATTACCTTGTTGTTTTTGGTGATCTTCATTCTCCGCCCTTCTTTGGTCAGCCATTCTTTCATGCATCCAAATTAATTCAAAAAATTCTAAATCGTCAAAGTTAGGACGAACATGCATAGCATAACCAAGCTGAAATTCTATCTCCAGAATATCATTCAAACTGATATTCGGGAATAAAGAATTCGGATCGAAAGGATACCGCCACTTGGGCAGAACCTCCACAATTCTTACAAACCACGTTTACCATAGGCTTAATACCCATTCCATTCTTTTCCATATAAGCTCTTAAATAAGAATACTCACCCGGACTCATGTCAATAATCCAATAATATTTTTGTAATAAAGACTGTTCCTTGCCATCAATTGTCTTTACCATTTGAGCCATGGACAACAATTCTTCGTCAACTTCTCCCAATGCCTTACTATTAATCTCTTTAAACCTATTTAAATAAAGCTCGTCGCTAATTCTTAAATAATCATAAGTAATAGTATTCCCACCAACTTTTATCGGTTTATCTGGTGAAAATTCCTTACCAATATGCTGAATCTCTAAACTATCAATTTCAAAATGATACTTCGATTCATTGTCACATTTTGGACAAACAAATGGAACTACATAACCGCTTTCTCTATATGTATTAGCTCTAAGCCAAAAAATAATAAACAACTTATCGGCAATATACAAATCATTAATATCAATCCCAATAACTGTCTTTTTAAGAATATCGTTTAATATAAAATCGCCGTTTGTTAAACCCATAGATGAAATCTTCTTAATTTCCAAAACTTTCATTGGTCTGCCTTGAATTTCAGTTTCTACGGAATAAAATTTATTCTGTGATGGCAAACCTTCAATCTTCCAATAGTTCGAATCTAAACGACGTTCATTCAATTGAACTTTAGAAACAGTTTCTTGAACTTCAGCTTTGGGCATTTCGATATCTTCTAATTGACTTGGAGTATCAATAATTTCAGTATTTTTGGGTTGCTCTCCCTTTTTGATTTTTTGAACCATCTCAATCAATTCACTATCAGATAATCCATCCATTTTATCTTCTGGTTTCTTAGCCCCCGATTCAATTTTTCTCATTTCTTCATCACTAACATCTTTCATTTGCATATAAACCTCCTAGTGTTTATAAACATTAACCAAATAATCCCTTAACCAAATTGGCTGCTTGAGATACTACATTTTGCTTTGTAAAAACAGTGGATATTCTATCGCAACCAAAATTAATAGACCTTTTAATGCTTTCATTTCCCGTATATGTATAGTTAGCTGTATTAGCTCCCAAATAAAAAATATCATGAAACATATAATAAATTACCGGAACACCAGTTTTATCTTGAACTTCTACAACAAAAGCTTTAAGTTTCACTTTATTTGGTGGATTATAATATCCTTCTTCATCTATAATATTTCTTTGATTCCAATTAATAAAATACTCAACTGTTCCACTTTCATCTTCTTCTAAAGTTATTTCAAACGTAAACCCTTTGAAATCCAAAACAGGAAAACTTCTTGGAACTTGACCATACTTCATTGTAACTTTATCAAATTCATAAGTCGGAATTGACACATCCAAAAGATGAAATGGTTGAATGATTGGTGGAAATTCTACAACCCCCCCAACAGAAATACCTTTCAATGGGTTAAATATAAACAAACCCATAAACTGCCAGTTTCGTTGAATAGATTTTCCAAAAGCAGTTTCAGGCTGTCTAAAATATCTAAGTAATTCTATACCATTGACTCCGGCTGGCATAATCTTTCCTTATCCAAATGTTAAAAATCAATATTAAGTGTGGGAGTTTATCCCACACTTATTTATACAATAGAAGAGTATATATCTTTGAAGAATTATCCCTGGAGTTCCCAAAAATCGAACTGGAACGTTACAGGATATTGAACCGCTGCACCACCGGCATATTCCATAGAAACTTCGCCGACATCAGCAATAAAACAATTGTAGAAACGAATCTTTCTATCCATCTCGGAGCCATTATACTTATACATAAGCAAATAGACATCTTTAGCTACAGCTCTTTTTATAGGTCTCTGAGATTGACCCCCAACTGGAGAACCCGGATCCACATTAAAAATTAAATTCTGCCACTCTGTTAATGCTTTATGTACAATCTGATCTTCTGTTTCTTCTACTGTTACCGCAAGAGTATGTCCAAAAGTTGGTTTTCCTGGAAAGAACTGTTTCATTCCAATGAAATTACTTTCAATTGGATCATTCCCTCTTGCTGGGATTGAAGCTGTTCTGCAACGAATAACCAAGTCTTCTACATCACTCATAATTCCATTAGTCACTTCTGAGATGGATGGAATCAAGAGTTCCCACATCCAGTTTCTCTGAATGTCAGGAAGTGTTTTAGCACGGCCTTCTATAGTGAAATTGGGAGCCATGTCTCTCCTCCTATTTAAGTTGTCTTATTATAACAAAATCCTTGTATCTTCCAGTCGTTCTCACACAATGTTTAAAGTATGAAAGAGGAAATTTGTTCTTTTCACAAAACTCTCTTAAGTTATATGTTTCTTCTACAACAATATCATTTCTCAATATTCGATAATAATACTTACTATTCGGATTTCCTTTCCCGGAGTATTTATACTTTCTTTTCAACTTTTCTTCAGGATTTGAATCCCACCAAGCAGTGCATGTTTTTCTTCTTTGGTCCTTATACTCTTCAGGCATTACATAACCTTTATGAGCCATACTAACTTTGAGACTGTGATTCTTTTTGTCATCTTCCGAAGCATTGGCCCACCACTCTTTCATCCTCACACTAATTTCATCCCTTTCAGTTGGCGTCCAATCTGTTGTAAATCCTCCGGTTCCTCCATCAGTAATATTATATCCGATATTAGGATCCTTTGCGCTCAACGCATCAATCCAGTAAATTTCCCGTTTATCAACATTTGCAGAAGTACAATATTCTATAGTTTCACGAATAAAGTTCTTTTGTCCATACTTATCAACTGCTCGCTGTAAAAGAACTCCAGAACCAATATACCCATCTTCTGCGGAAGTATTGTGCTGTCCGACATAATA